AGCTATAAAGCCAAAATCTTTCAAAGTATGACAAACACCGACCGGGCGGGTTCCCGGAAAGTAAACATTTTATTATGAAAACAACGATTTACGATTTTGATTTTGAGATTGCCGGACACGGATATTACAAAGTAACTTACACGTCCCCGGCAACGGGTAAAAGATGGACGACAACAACAAACAATATGCCTTTGATTGATGCGACCAAGAACGCAGAAGAACCGAAACGTAAGGATTTGGAAGAACTTAAAAGGATTTGTAAAGATGGGAAAGTTTGTTGATGAAGTAGGAGCAATCCGGCACGCAATGAGCGACAAAGAGTTGAACGAATTATACAAGCGTTTGGAAAATTTCATTGCTGATTGCACGGTTGAGGAAGCGAAAGAAAGCCGGGACGCATTTGTTAAGGTGCAAAGCATGATACACCAAAGAATGAGATTAACAAACAAATAAGTAGTAACCGCCGGGGGCAACCCCGGCATAAAAAGAGCGATAAAATGATTATCAAAAAAATAGAGTTGTCGAATTTCCAAGTAATTAAGGAGTTCAACGCAGATTTTGAGGGTAATGTGTATTTCATTACCGGGGACAATGAGTTGGGAAAATCCACGCTATTAAAGGCAATCGGGGCGTTGTTGACCGGGAACCGGGACGCCGTGTTGCGTAATGGCGAGGACAAAGGGTTTGCCAAAATGGTTGTCGGCGACGACGGCGAGGAATACGACGTTGAATTGCGGTTTACCAAAGCCAACCCCCGTGGTACGTTATCAATCAAACAGAAAACAACCGGGATGCGGTCGGATAACGTAAGTATGTTGCAAAAGGTTTTCGGATATACGGATTTTGACGCCGTGGAGTTTTCCCGGTGGTCTGAAACCGCCGAGGGTCGCCGAAAGCAAGTGCAATACGTCCGGGCATTGTTGCCGGAGAATGTGCAAAAACGTATTGCCGAGATTGACGCCGAGGTTATGACCGTTAAGGAGAAAAGAAAGGACGCCAACGCCGAGGTCAAGACATACACGACCATTTGCGCCGCCGCCGAAAAGCAGTTGAAACCGGGCGACGTCAAAACGTATGCCGAGAAAATCGACATTGCCGATTTAATGGAGGAACAAAACGAGAACGCCCGGTTGATTGAGAAAGCGAAAACCGTGCGTACCGCATTGCAAACCCGGACGGAACAATTGGAGGCAATCCCCGGTCGTATCAAAGCCGCCGAGGAAACCAAGAATACAGAGATTGACGCCGCAATAAAGTATGAGGCGGAAGCCCAAGCCGAATACGACCGGATTGTTGCCGAGGCAAAAAAGGCATTGGAAGCGGCAAAGAAAAAGAGCAAAGCCGATGCGAAAGCCGCCGCCGACAAATACGACGAAACATTGGCGCAAATCCAAACGGATAAAGCCGATTACGAAACCCGCAAGAACAACGCCGCCGCATGGTTGGCAAAGTACGAGGAAAACAACCCGGAGAATTTGGATACAGCCGAACGCCTCAAACAAGCCGAGGAACACAACAAAATCAATGCGTTGGTTGTGGACTATCTGACGAAGAAAAAGCAAAAGGACGCCGCCGAAAAGGTCGCCCAAACCCACGAAAAAAAGTTGTCGGATTTGCTCAAAGAACGGGAAACCCTTATTGCGAAATCAGAATTGCCGATTGCCGGGTTGACGTTCACGGACGACGGGTTGGAGTTAAACGGAGTGCCGTTTGTCGCCGGGAAAGTGTCGGATAGTCAGATAATGGAGGTTGCCGCAAAATTGATTATCGCAAGCAATCCGACCGTTAAGGTATTCCGCATTGCGAGGGGCGAAAGTTTGGGCGCAAAACGTCTGCAATCCCTTATCGAATTAGCCCGGAAAGAAGGGTATCAAGGATTTATAGAGGAAGTCAAGCGAGGACAGGACGATTTAATTATTGAGGAATACAGCGAAACGGAGTAATTAACCGGGGGGGACGGGTTCCTGTTCCCCCCTTAATAGCAAAAACAATGGCATATACATTGAACGAAAATTTGAAACGTTGGGCGGAACAATACGAAACCGCCGATTTTATCAACGCCGACCCGGTGCAAATCCCGCACCGTTACGATAGCCGGGTAAATATCGAAATATCCGCCTTTGTTACGGCGTGGATTGCGTGGGGAAACCGTAAACAGATAATCAAAAAGGCGGATTTTATCGACCGGGAAATTTTCAAGGGCGAACCGTATCATTACATTGTCGGCAATACGGTTGAGCGGGGGAACCGCCCCGAATGGGAGCAATACAAAGGGAGTACCGATTGTTTGTACCGGACGTTTACGTTTGGCGATTTTCACGACCTTTGCGCCCGTTTATATGATGTTTACACGTCGGCGGAAAACATGGAGGCGGCAATAAAGAAAGTACGCGAAACGAACGGGGAAACCGCATTGACAACGCTGCAATCTTTGTTCGGTTCCGTGAATGGTATCCCGGATTTTGAAACGCAATCCGCTTGTAAACGGTTGTGTCTGTTTTTGCGTTGGATGTGCCGCAAGGGTTCCCCGGTTGACTTTGGATTGTGGGACGTATGCGACCCCCGTAATTTGATTATCCCGTTGGATACCCACGTACATAAACAGGCAATCCGGTTGGGATTGACGAAACGCCGGACGCCGGATTTGCGCACCGCCATTGAGATAACCGACCGTTTCGCCGAGGTGTTCCCGGACGACCCGGCAAAAGGCGATTTTTCGTTGTTCGGGTATGGGGTCAACAAAGGAACCGCCGCCGCCGTTCCGACCCCGGTTGCCGATTTAAGTATTTCCGACGTGTTGAAAATGCCGTTGTTTTTTGAGAACGTGAAACGCCAATTAACGAGCCTTTGGAATGACCGGGAGAAAGCCCGTGAGGATGCGACCCGGAATAATACGAGGTTGCTGGCGCACGTTATCGACCGTATGCACAATACCGGGCATTGGGAATCGGGAAATTTCGTTATTCTTTTCGCAAAAGTTTTGGATAAGGTCGCAACCGGGTATTCGTCGAGCGAACGGGCGTTTATCCGTGCGGTTGGAATGACAGCGTTTAATATCACAATGCAAAAGTTAATCGACGATGAGAAAGCGAGAAATAACGGCAACGGGGACGATAAATAATAACGGCGGGTTGGCAATGTACATGGGCGAATTAAACGAATTTTTCAAGGGTTGGAAAGGTTCCTGGATAATTGCCCGGTTTATTGTTGCGTCGCCCGGTTCGTCCGAAGCTTTGAAAGGCTATTATTTCAACTATGTTGTACCCACGTTCCGACACGCCATTTGGGAGGCGGGCGAACGTCTTACGGAGGAACAAACGGAACGGAGGTTGCGGGAGTTTTCCCCAATTATGTACGTCGAGCGGGTCAACGAGGAAACCGGGAAATATTCCCACGAATTGCGCACCGTGGCGGAATTGTCGAACGCCGAGTTAATCGAGCATATCGAAACACTCAAACAGATTGCCGCCGAGGAATACAACACGTATATTGACGACCCCCGAACGTTGTAGGTATGTTTTGCAAGTGTAACGGAAAGCGTAAGAATTACCCGTTGGCGGGTTGGCGGATTATTCGCCACGAATACACGCCAAAGCATTACAGCTGGATAAAGTGTTTGCGTTGCGGGTGCGTTTGGATTACACGGGCAAAATATGTTGAGCAAACGCCCAACGACGACGGGCAAAAACGATTATTTAACGAATAAAAAAGTAACGAGAGTATGAAATTTGAATTAAAAGACATTTGTTTTTTCGATTGCGAAACAACAGGAGTACCCGCAAAGGGTTTGAAATGGGATGCGGATTTTAACCAATTCCCGCACGTCGTACAATTGGCGTGGGCGTTCGGCGACAAAGAACGCAGTTTTATAATTAAGCCGGACAATTACGAGATACCGCCGGAAACAACCGCAATACACGGAATAACGACCGAACGGGCAATTGCCGAGGGTGTACTGTTTGCCGAGGTTATCGACGAATTTTTGACGGATGCCGCCGCCGCACCGCTTGTATGTGCGCACAACATTTATTTCGATACGTCGATGTTGAAAGCGAACATTTTGCGTTATTGCGGCAAAGAGTATTACGACGCCAAAGCCGAGGACGCATTGCACAAGGGAAAGCGCATTGATACAATGATGAAAACTATTAAATTTGTCGGCGCATTGTATCAGAATGGCAAACCGGGAAAATTCCCCAAATTGGAGGAATTATTTGCAAAGTTGTTCCCCGGCGAAACATTCCCGGCGCATGACGCATTAGAGGACATAAGGGCGTTGCGCCGTTGCGTCCCGGAATTGGTTAATTTGGGGATTATTGAGTTAGCGCAAAAGGAATACCCGGCGGAACAACTCAAAGCCCAATTTGAGCCGGAAAAGCCCAAAGGCGGGCGCAATATTGAGTTCCACGACCCCAACCCGGTAGCGGAACCAATCGGAACCGGGGAACCCGTCCCGGAACCAACCCCGGAACCGGAACGCCCGGCGGTTCCGTCGAATAGTAAGACACGGGAATTGTTGGACGAAAACGAATTTTGATTAAAACCGTGCTGGGCGGGTTCCCGGCAACAAATAATATTACAATATGAGCGAAGAAAAAAAAGCCGCAAACGTTATGTTGATACCAAGCGAAAAGGCGTTTGCATTGTCGAAAGTCAAGACATTAAAGGACGGCGGGTTAGACGTACATTATGAAGTTACCGAAACAATCGGTAATGAGAGTTACACGAACAAATATCACGTCGAAAGTGCAAAGGACATACACCCGGATTTGCGGGATTGTTTCGACCGTTTGCGCCCAATCATGGGACGGATTTTTAATATTACGTCCTTTCTTTCAATGGTTGAAACGTCCGATTTCAAAGCAACCAAAAAGCAAAGCGAGTTATCACGGGATTTTGCCGACGAAATGTTGAAAAACATAGAGGTTCGGGGCGTGTCCTTTTCCGGTCAAGACGATAACGTTGGGGTCGCCCTTACGGGATTGTTCACGGTATCCAACAACCAAAAGACGGCGATAATTTCGCCCCGTCTGAAATTCAATACCGAAACGTTCGGTTTTGAGGAGGAATTGGAAGCAATCGTTGCGGACATTGAAAACGAGGTTTACGCATTTTTGTTCAAAGGCAAAAAGGCGCAATTGGAATTGTTCGGGGCTGACGGCGAACCCGCACCGGGTTTGGTCGCAGAACCGGAAAAGGAGGACGGATTGCTCCCGGAGGTCGGCGACCCGGCTAACGAGGACGACCCGGAGGACGAAACGGCGGATATGTAAGCAATGGAGCCGATATTGCTAACAGACCGGGAAGAATACCAATTTGTAACCGATAGGGGGTTTTGCCCCCTATTGGATTACAAGCGGTTTACAATGGATATTCGGTTGCGTGTCGAAATCCAACGGGAATTGTTCGGGCATTGCGTTTTTGGTCGTGGGAATATCCCACAGGCAAACGAACGGTTTTTCCGGTGGGTTTGGGAGCATAAGCCGCACAGATGCGAGGAATGTTTAAAGCCGTTACGGAATTATTCCGCCGTTTATTGTTCGCATATATTGACCCGTGGAGCGTTTCCCGAAATGGCGCATGATGCAAGAAATATAAATATACTATGTTTTGAACATCATTCATGTTGGGAGAATGGGGATAAAACGAAAATGCGTATATATTCCGGCAATATGAGAATGATTGAATTAATGAAAAATGAGTATGCAAATTTGGAAAGATATTGAGGGTTACAAAGGACATTATCAAATTTCTAATTATGGCAATGTTCGTTCCTTAAAAAAGGATGCGTTTCTAATGAAAGGCGGATATTTGAAAGGATATAAAATAATTAGTTTATGGAAAAATGGAACCGGGAAAATGTTCCGTGTTCATAGATTAGTTGCGGCGGCTTTCATTCCGAACCCGGAAAACAAACCATGTATCGACCATATCGACGGCGACCGAGCCAATAACCATGCAGATAATTTGCGTTGGGTTACGGTTAAAGAAAATCAGAATAACCCAATAACAAAATCTAAATGGATTGGAAAAAAGCGAAACCGCACCACGAAAAAGCGGTTGAGCAAATAAAAAACGGTATTGTTGTAAATGTATTTGTTAGCATACAAGAAGCCGCCCGAAAAGGCAATTTTTCGGCAACGGCAATTTGTAAGGTATGTAAAGGGAAAGGAAATTTGCATAAGGGTTATAAATGGAGATATAAAAAATGAGAATCAAAAAGAGGCAACCCGATTACGGGGCAATTTCCCGCCGTTCAATCCAAAATGATTTTAAAAGGGTACAAAGGTACCTGGAAAGGGAGAAACGCCCGCAAATCGAAAATCTGCCCGAAATAAATGCAGAAAGACGGGTTTTGTTTGTTGGCGAAAATTCAAGTTATTACAAATTGCGTTCTTTCATTGTTGGTAAATTGGTTCGATTGGTTCAAAAATCAAGCGTCGGCGGTTGGGTATGTGAGTTCGTATACGACGACGACCGAAAAGCGATAAACCATGCCGCCGGATGGTCGGACAATAAGAAACAATATTTGTTGGATTGCGTAAAATTCAAGTGACATGAAAATAAAATCAGAAACCGGATATAAAATTGCGTTATACACGTTCGTGACGTTAACGGTTGCGTCTTATATGTGGGCGTTGTATAGTATCATTGTTTGGATAATTAAAACGTTTTTTGTATGAGTGTAAACAAGGTTATTTTGATGGGGCATACCGGAAAAGACCCCGACGTTAAAACGTTTGATAATGGCGGAGTTGTCGCACAATTCCCGTTGGCAACAACCAAAAGAGGATTCACGACAAAAGACGGCAGAGAGATTCCGGAACGTACAGAGTGGCACAACATTGTATTGTCAAATGGTTTGGCAAAGATAGCCGGGCAGTACGTTAAAAAGGGCGATAAATTATACATTGAGGGGGAATTGAGAACCCGCAGTTATGAGGACAACAACGGCGTTAAACATTTTATTACCGAGGTTTACGGGTATGATATGGAAATGTTGACGCCAAAGAAAGACGGACAGAACGGAGGACAGCAGGGAGCAGCACCAACGCCACCGCCACCAACGCCAAATGATGATTTGCCGTTTTGAAAATGAGATTTGAAATTGAAATAAAAATTCCGGCGGGTTCCCGTCTGATTGGCACCCGGACAAAAGGGAATAAGGTTATTGCGGTTTGTGAGTTTATCCAGCAGAAACAACCGGAACCGGAGCCAAGACGACCGATTGGTTTTGCAGTATATGACCAGCCCGCCGGGAATAACAAAAAAGCGAAATGATATGCAGTACAGCAATAAGGATTACAACCCGGAAAAGCACGACCGTTGGCGTGCGTTGACCGTAAAACAGCCATACGCAAATGATTTGGTAACGGAGGCGTACAAGGACGAAAACGGTATTGTTTACGGGGAAAAGACAATTGAAGTTCGGAGCAAAAACACGTCATACCGTGGCGACGTGCTGATATGTTCCGCAGCGTCCCCGGTTTATCCGGGAATGGAAAGCGGCGTTACGTTGGGATTGGTTGAGTTGTACGACGTAAAGCCGATAAAAGAGTTTACGCCGGAGGATTGGGAAAACACCCGGATTCCAAAGGAAAAGAGGGCAAAAATAACAAAGGGTTTCGGATGGATGATGCGCAACCCAAGACGTGTTGTTGAAATGCCAATTAAGGGGCAATTGGGTATCTATAATCTCGTATATACCAAGGGCGAAATAATACAATACCCCCGGAAAATGGTAATTGACAAAAAGAGTTGGGAACAGATAAAAAAACAGATAGAGAAATGAAAACAATCGGATTCCATATTGGACGTATCGGGTTTTATTTGTATCTGCAAAGTTTGTGGAAGTATAAGCAATTTTATTTGACGCCCGGAGTTATGGTTGAGGGCGTAAAAGGACATGACGTTTATTTAGATATTGAAATTAAATTGCTTTGTTTTTCCGTTGGTTTCCGGCTGATATGGATAAAAACCAAAAGAAATTATTAACTTTGTAATGTAAAATACTAAAAACGTGAGCGATGAAAGAGATAACAAAAATATTGCCGTTCAATGAGGCGGCAAAGTTACAAACAGAGGCAGGAAATTACGATTGCCGGATTACTGATTTGGCGGTTGTTGGCGGAGGCAATGCGAGAATATCAGTTGCCGGAACTGGCGAAAATCTGAAAACACTATTCGACAACGTGAAAATCCCTTTGGATAATGAGAACCAAGAAACCACAACCGTATGACCCGAAAAAGCAATACAACCCCGGCGAACGTTCAATTTACCGGGGTATGGTTATAGTTGCCGAAAGATGGACGAAAATAAAAGAAGAAATGGCAAATCAGCCCGGCAATATATATCCGAAATGGCGTTGCAGTTTATGCGTAATTGACGGAAAGGAATGTTCAAGGTTTTGCGACGAGTACGGTCGTACCGATAAAAAAAGAATTTATTTCAAAAAAATGTATGGATTAAAAACATTACTTTTTAATAAACAACAGAGCGATGGAAAAGAAAAGATTTATTCCGCTTGATGCGGAAACGTTTTTGATGATTGAAGATGTAACGGGAACAGAACCGGAAGTTACAGAGAAAGAAAATTACTTTGAACTTAAAATGTACGCCCCGGACAAAGAGGAAAGAATAATTGAAGCCGCAATATATGCAGTTCAAGGCAGATACGGAAAAAGAATAAAAGACGTAAGGACGATTAAAGAACAAAACCTTTTGCGTGGTGCAATATTCTTTGTTGAATACGAAAAAGGGGCGGGAAATTTGCCAAATGAGTTGCGCACAAATTCAGGTATGCCGGACGAAACCGCCGGGGATATTTATTGCCGCCGATTGTTAGAAGTTCGTGCATTACCCGTAAAGCGTGATAATTGGGAAAAATTGCAGATTTTTACCGGAGGCGGAATAATGCAGATTCCGAGAACGCCCGGAGGTTTGGCGGTTTATTCATTCCCGACCGAAAACGGCGTAATGTTGGACGTACCGGAGGGAAATTTTATTGTATTGACACCGGACGGAAAATTTGGCAAAATGGATATGCAAACGTTTATGGCTAATTTTGAAGAAAAAGACGCCAATACCGCCGGATTGACCTTTGACGAAAAGAGATTGTTTGAAAAGATGAATAAACTTTTCGGCAAGAATATAGAAAAAAGATTGGGAAAATTAGCCGAGGAATACAACGAATTGTTTGAAGCGTTTGAAAGATATTTAAGCAGGGAAAAAACGCAAAGAGAAATAAACGAAATTAATCCCGGAACGCATGATATTATCGACGAATTGGCGGACGTAAACGTTGTTTTATTCCATATTGCGGCATTATTAGGGTATAGCCAAAAGGAATTGCAGGAAATGGCATATACTAAAATTGCAGGACGTGAGAAAAACCCGGAATTTATGCGCAAACACCCACACAACAAACTGGAAAGCCCGGTTTGCGGTAATATGCAGCAGGAAACCGCCGAACAATACAAACATTTAGAGAACCGTTTTAACAAAAGACTATGACAAACGAAGAAAAAGAAGAATTAAGAAAAAAAGCGTTGTTCCTTACAAATACGGCGTATCTTTTGGCGGACATGGCACATACATGCGTTTTTTACGCTGATGATAAATTAAACCATTTAGGCAAATGCTTTGAAAAGGGCGAAAAAATGAGATTCAAAAAAGCCGCAAAGTTGACAAAAGAAGCATTTAAAGCCGTCAAGGAAATAACGGAACCATTGTATAATATTACCGACGTTGATAATGCGTGTATTGATAGCGATTATCTTTTGGAAGTTATTCAGTTGGTAATAAACAGAACCGACGAAACCGAGGAAAGCAAAACGGCGATGTTGGAATACATAAAGAAGTTACCACAAATTGAACATATAGAAGTTTAAGCGTATGAAAAAAGATTTTAAACAAGAACTAACCGAACTTATTAATAAGCACGGTTTAGAAAAGGAAATGAGAGATACCCCGGATTTTATTTTGGCACAAGTTTGTATTGATGCAATGGCGGTATTTTCGGACGCAATCGTCCGCCGTGACGAATGGCGCGGATTCAGAAAGGCAGACGAAAAGAGTTCGCAGGATGCAAAACACAATTACCCGGATGATTGCAATATTTGCAAAGACCGTTTTAAATGTGCTGACTTTATGAGAACGCAACCAATTGCAAATCTGATTCAGCGTTTCAAGACGACAACGGACAAAGAGGAAAAAACAGCAATCGCCGGATTGCTAAAACAGATAAACGCCGATGCGTCGGGAAAGCCTCAAAATGATATACCGGAAGAAGTAAAAGAAGTTGCCGGAAAGTTGGCAAAGGCTTTTGGCGCACGTGTTGAGATACACCGTATTGAGATACCGGAAAAGAAACGTAAGTTTAGAAAGAAACCAAGAAAGGAGCAAGGCAATGAAACCCGTTGAATTTCCCGGCGTGAATGTAGTATTTGCAAAAGACCAACCGGAATACATGCCGTTACCTGCAATGAAAATCCCTAATGACCCGCAGGGGCTTATAATTACCAAATGGCAGTTATCCCCGGAAGAATTGGAGAGAGTAAAAGAAACCGGAACAATACATTTGTCAATGCTGACGTTTAACCAACCATTGCAACCCGTATTGTTAACCGTAGATTTACCAACAGAAAAATAAAAAGTCATGGATAAAGAAACATACGTAAAAAGAATGGCAGAATTAGCCGAGATAAAACAAAAGGCTTTGGAGTACAACGAAAAGGAAAAAGCCAAAGCGGATGAAAGCTACATAAAAGAAAATTGTCCGTTTAAAATTGGGGATAGAGTGAAACAAGGTGAAAATATTGGCACAATTGAAGAAATAAGAGTTGACAATGACGGAAAGTTTGAATATACCATACGAAAGGAAAAGAAAGACGGCACCCCGTCAAAAATATGCTTTAAAACCTTTTCATGGTATAGAAATAATGTAGAAAAGGCATAATAAACGCCCCGGAATTATAACCGGGGCTTTGCCGTTTATGTACCGGAATGAAAGAAAGCCAAAATTAGCCCCGTAGGGCGACGAAAATACAAAAGACAATAAAAGTATCAAGTAACAAACAAAACCCGCTTAAAACGAAAATTTACCGAAAATAACAAGCAAAAGGGAAAGTGACGTTTGAGAGGAAAGCAAAGCGAAAGATTTTGCCGTTATAAAAAGGTTGGAAAATGGAAGCAAGTAAAAGACAAAGGGGCGGACGCCCGAAAATGTGTAAAAGGACGAAAGACCAAAGGGAATTTGATTTGTCGTTTTGCTCAAATCTGTTTTTGCGTGGTTACACATACAAAGAGATTTCCGAAAGACTGAATGAAGAAAACGCCCGGCGTGAGGTCGGTTACACAATCAGTAAACAGATGGTTTATTGGGATATGCAACAATTGCTTATTGAGTGGAAACGTGAGCGTATGGATAATATAGACGATTACGTTACGCAGGAATTGCGAAAGTTGGATAAAATGGAGGTTGAATTGTGGGAGGCGTGGGAACGTTCCAAGACCGGGAAAACGAGAGAGAAAAACAGACAGAACGCAAAGCCCCGTAAAGTTTTGGAGGATGGCGATAACCCGGAATATTACGGGTATGAGGAAACCACAACGGAAACGTCCGCCGGGAACCCCCGGTTTTTGGATTTGCTTTTGAATGTGCAGCAACGCCGGGCAAAGATGTTGGGATTTGATGCACCAATTAAAGTTGAGATTCCGGGAATAGAAAAAAGCATAAACGGCGATGCACCGCAATACGATGTATCAGCAATCCCGGAGGATTTATTGTTTGCGGTTGCTGATAAACTACAAACAGCAGAATATAAAAAACAATTAGCAGAGAAAGGAGTAATTGACGATGGCACGAACAACAAAGAATAATATCAAGAAAAAAGACGAACCGAAACCCGTACACACGTGCGGCGAATGTGGTTGGGGTAAATTCTATTATGAACATTCAAATTTGGATATGGACGAGAACCCGATTTGTTTAAAATGCCCGTTTGTCGAAAATCGCAGTATGATACGTTCGGAAAAAGCGTGCGACAAATGGAAAATGAAACAATAAATTGGTCGTTTTTTAAGATTTCCGGTTTTTAAGTCAGAAAAAATACGGGGGTAAGACAAAAATATATGGTATATTTTTAAGAATTAAACAAAATGGATAAAGAACAATTACTTAAAATGTACGCCGCACTAAAAAACAATCCCGGGGAATTAGTAAAAGCGGCGTCACGCAATAGGCTGATAAACTTTGCCAGGTATATGCAACCGGATTTAGCATTGGAACCGTTTCACGTCGTTTATTATACGTTGTTGGATAAATTCGCCCACGGCGAAATAAAGAAAATGATTGTGCAAATGCCCCCTCAACATGGTAAGGAAATATCCGATAATCAGATAGTTGCTACCACTAAAGGGATAAAAAAACATGGTGATTTAATTGTAGGGGATTACGTGTTTGGTAGGGATGGAACCCCGGTTAAAGTATTATGGGTGTCAGAAAAAACAAGAAGCGAATATGTCGTTTCTTTTTCTGATGGGGCAAAGATAGAATGTCATGGTAATCACGAATGGACGGTGTATAATAGATTTCGACAGAAAGAGGAAACTATAGAAACGAAACATATGGCATCCTCCACAATATATAATGGAGATGGAAAAAGAGGAAGCCGATATAAATACCAAGTAGATAGCAATGTTTGCGTAATGTTTGATAGTCGGAATGTAGATTTAGACCCATACGTTTTAGGAGCGTGGCTAGGAGATGGGAATAGCTCATGTGGGATTATACACATTGGCAATAATGATGTTGAAATAATAGGGAATAGTACATATAAGTTCAAAGAAAGTAAGGGCACGACAACACGTAAGTTTTACAGCCCAGAATTGAATATTTTACTAAAAAATAATGGACTAATTAAGAATAAACACGTACCGGATATGTATAAATACAATTCAGTTGAAGTTCGCAAGAATGTGATTGCTGGATTAATTGATACAGATGGGTATGTGTATCACAGAAACGGACGTATAACCATATCCAACACAAACAAGCGGATTATAGACGATGCAGCATTTATATTACGCTCATTAGGTCAGTCTGTAGTTGTGTGTGAATTCAAACCTAGGGTTAGTAGTAGCGGAATAGTAGGGAAGAAGATAGTATATCAACTCTGTTTTAATCCTACAATGACTTTCCCGACAAAAGTAAAACGTAAGAAGATAACGAAATTGTCTATAAATAAGAAGCGTGCTATTGTTTCTATTGAACGAAAGGAGGGCTTGGGTTATGGTAATTGCATCCAAGTAGATGGGGGTATCTATCTGGTTGGAGATACGTTTATTCCTACGCATAATAGTGAGGGGTCGAGCCGAAAATTACCCGCTTTTATGTTGGGATTGAACCCGGACACAAAAATTTGTATTGGTTCGTATGCCGCCACAATTGCAAGGGATTTTAACCGGGACGTACAAAGAATAATTGACACACCAAGATACCGGGAATTGTTTCCGGAAACATATTTGAACGGTTCCAACGTAGTAACAATGGCTAATACGTATTTACGAAATTCCGACGTAATAGAAATGGTTGGGCGTAAGGGTTCATTGCGTGTTGTCGGCCGTGGCGGTTCGTTGACTTCAAAAACGGTTGATGTTTCTATTTTGGACGACGTTTATAAAGATTATGCCGAGGGCAACAGCCCGATTGTACGTAATGCAGCATGGAAATGGTACACGACCGTAGTACGTACCCGTTTGCATAATGATTCCCAAGAATTAATTGTGTTTACCCGTTGGCATGATGATGATTTGATTGGGCGCATAGAAAAAAGCGGGGAAACCGTAATTGATATTAAAAGTTGGGATGATGTAAAAGATATTCCGGCGGGCGCATGGGTACGAATAAATTTTGAGGGACTGAAAACCGGGGAACCAACAGATATTGACCCACGGGAACCGGGGGCGGCGTTATGGGATAGACGACACAGCCGGGCAAAATTGGAGGGACAAAGAGCGTTAGACCCCGTACAATTTCAATGTTTGTATCAAGGCAACCCCGGAAACGCAGAGGGTAAATTGTACCGGAACCCGTTCCGAACATACGTTGACAAATCCGAATGGGGGACGTATGTACGTAGTGGCAATTACACAGACGTTGCAGACGAGGGCGACGACTTTACATTTTCGGCATGTTATGACGTTTACAAATCCGGTAATGAGGCATGGAACGAGCAAAAGAAACGGTTTGAACCGATTCTGTATGCGCTAATTACTGACATGGTATTTACGCAGGAAAACACGGAAATAACAGCCGTTACCGTCCCGGAAATGATAAACAGATGCGGAACGCAAAAAGCATGGATTGAAAGTAACAACGGCGGTTCCGGATTTGAAAAGGTTATAAGAAAAAAACTAAAAGCAGTAACAGAACCATTTTATCAAGTGGCAAACAAGGAAAGCCGAATTATAACAAATTCAGCGATGGTAAATGCACAAATAATAATGCCGATTGGATGGGAACAGCGTTTTCCAAAGATACACGAACATTTGACCGGGTTTTTGAGGGATTTCCCGGCAAATGCCCATGACGACCCGGAGGACGGATTGACCGGAATATACGAAAAAGAGTTGGCGGACGGCGATACACGACCATACAGCCAAGCAACAAGGGGCGTTAAACGTCGTAACTAACAATTTATTCCATATACGCAAGAGTTTAACGGAAAAATATTATAACTTTGCAAAAGATAAATGGGGTAAAGAGTTAGCCCCAGAGATAGTAAAACGAGTTTTAAATATTAAAATTTTAGGATTATGATTTGTAAGTGTCCGGCGGGTACGGCTTTGCCCGATATTCCCGTAAGTAATTGCCCAGAAAGTTTTGGGCAGATTCAGAAAGTAGCATTTCAAAGATTGTACAAAAGCACAGGAGAAAAAAATTCATTTAAAACCGATGCAGGTATTGAAAAAAAAGCGTCGTGGACGCCGTTGTTGGCGGCTGACGATGATACAAAGATTGTTATTTCCCCATACATTCAAGCCCCGACAGCAGAAGCAGGCGCAGCAAGAACGTTTGGAGGTGGTAACGAAACATTGGGAGGCGTTGAGGAAATTGTGGGACGTGAGCCAACGCCATTTACCGGGGTTATGCGAAAGTTGCCACAGAAAATTATCAAGGCTTTGAAAGAATTGCAGTGCGAAAGTTGGGGCGACAATTTGGGCGTTTATCTGTTTGACGAAAACGGCGCAATTGGAGCAATTCAAGACGCAAAAACAGCAACAACCCATTATCCGATTCCAATACGTTCTTTGTTTATCGGCGATAAAACATTGGGCGGATATGAGGCACCGGATAGCAACAACATTCAATGGGCATTTTTGCCGAATTGGTCGGATGATTTGGCAATTATTGTTCCGGAGGATTTCAACCCGCTAACAGATTTAAAAGCGGCACCATAGCAATAAGGGGGTTGGTTATGGGAAAGACAACAAAAGTTTTATTGGTTTGTCCCCAACACAATATGAAACGAGAATTTGAGATAACGCACGCCGAACGTTTGTTGATGATGGGAAATAACGGCGGATGGCAGTTGCCGGAAAACTCAAATTTTGAATTTAGCAAAGATTATGGGATTAGGTATAAACGACATAAAAAAACAGATTACGGAGCAAAAGAAAGGGGCGACGATTAACCGTGCGATTGTACACCAACAGCGCATTAAGTTTCACGCCGAAACCTTTGTTGCGCCGTATATCAGTCAACCGTTAACGGATTTTCTGAATTTCGTTTCAAACCTTATACCCGACGATAAGTTTAAAATTTTCAAAACTCTTTTCCGTTACCCCGTTAAGACCAACGAGGTAACGGGAATTTGCTTTGATAAGTTGAGCCGAATTTTTGACGGTCGTAACCCGGCGTTCAATTATCAGTTTATGGAGAGCGGACAAAGGGACGATTGGGAGTATTATAGACAGAACGTTTTAAGGGAGCCGGAAATTTGGAGTTCTAAAGGGTGGGAATATTTCAAAACCGAAATTAACAGCGTTCTAATTGTGGATTTGCCAACGGAGCAAGACGCCGCCGATAAATACCCCCGTCCGTATTTCTATTGGTTGCCAATTGAGCAGGTAATAACGTTTGATGCAGACCCGGTAACGGGCGTTATGCGATGGATAATTTTCAAGCAGGACGACAAACGTATTGCAGTAATTGACGATGAGAGATACCGGGTATTTACGGAGAAAGACGGGAATATTGGCGATTTGCTGATTGACAGCCCCCACGATTTAGGTTATACACCCGCCCGTTTCTTTTGGAATGAGGCAATAAGTTTGAGGGAACCCGATGTTAAGGCGTCGCCATTGACCGAGCAGTTGGAAAGCATGGATTGGTATCTGTTTTATCATATATCAAAACGGCATTTGGATATGTACGGTTCATATCCTATTTATTCCGGCTATGAACAAAGTTGCGATTTCAGCAACGCAGAAAATGGCGATTATTGCGACGGCGGGTTTTTGAAAGACAAACAAGGACGTTACAAGTTAGACCAAGCCGGGATATTAGAGCGTTGCCCGAAATGTGGCGACAAACGAATTGCCGGGGTTGGTTCTTTTGTTGAAATACCCGTTCCCGATGGCGACAAACAACCGGATTTGCGCAACCCGGTTCAGATGTTGACCGTTGACCGTAATAGTTTGGATTATAATGTTGCCGAGGAAGAGCGATTGCGCAACAATATTATCACGTCTATTGTCGGAACGAATGAGGAAATAACAACACGGGACGCATTGAACGAACAACAGATAAAAGCAAATTTTGAGAGCCAAAGCACAATTTTAAACCGGGTAAAGAAAGGATTTGAGGCGGCGCAACAATTCGTTGATGAAACGGTTTGCCGATTGAGGTACGGCAATTTGTTTGTTTCTGCAAAAATCAATTTAGGCACGGAATTTTATATTTACGATGCAATGGAGTTGCGGGAACGTTACAAGTTAGCAAAGGAAACCGGAGCAAGTGAGGCAGAATTGGACGCAATGCAAAACCAAATTATCGAAACGGAGTACCGGAACGACTCGACCCAATTACAACGTATGTTAGTGTTGGCAGAATTGGAGCCGTACCGACATTTAACCCGTGCCGAGGTATTAAATTTATATGGGCAACAGATAATTAGCGAACCGGAATTGCGTGTAAAACTGAATTTTGCTAATTTTGTTCGCAGATTTGAGCGAGAAAATACAAATATTTTGGAATTTGGAACGCAAATACCATTTTCCGAGAAAATAAAAGTAATAACTAATAAATTTTACGAGTATGCAAGTGAGAACAGAGGAGGGGCAAATTAAAGACGTCAATATTTTAGACGTTACCCCGGAAAATTTTATTGTACCAAAGGGCGAGGAGGATTGTTATCATTGCCGAATTGAGGTTAAGAAATTCAACCAAGACACGGGCGAAAGAATTTCAAAACCACGTATGCAGGTTTTCGGCAAAAAGTTCTTTGAATCTTTTGGGTTGCACAATTTGAGAAAGCAGGGTTTTACCGTTGATGTAATGCACGACCCGAACAAATGGTTGCAGGAAAACGAGGCTAAATTGGAGGCAGAAAAACAGAAGAAAGCCGAAGCCGGTGCAAAAGCCAAAGCAGAGGCAGCAGAGGCAGAGAAAAAAGCAATGAAAGAAGCTATGAAAGCCGAAATTCTTGCAGAACTGAAAGCCGAGGGATTGTTGGAAACGGCGGCAAAGCTGGGAAGAAAATCAAAGGAAACACCGGAGGCAAAGCAGAATGCGCCGGAAACAAACGAATAAGTTAAACCAAAAAAATATAAAGATATGGCACAGATTGCACAGCAGGACAATTTGGTTATTACAAGTACAAAACCAATTGCGACGATAGACGCAGCCGCAAAAAAGAAATTGAAAGAATCTATTGAAGCCAGAACGATTAACGATGTAATTGTAGTAACACCGGAAACGGCAAAAGTAACAAACAAATCAAAGGTATTGGCATGGTCGAAAGACGTAACAACACCGCAGGCACCAACATATAAGGTTGCGTTGGTAGATTGCAAATCCGGAGCGTTGAGCGTATTTAGTTTGAGTTAATAATAAAAGGGTAATATTATGGCATTAACAAGAGAAATTTTGGTAGCGAATGCGGCTTTGTCCGGTTTGACTGACGAACAGATTAACGCAATTACAACGTTATCACAGAATGACGAAAATAGTGTAATAGCAAAGAAAACCGGGGAAATTTACGGCAATTTGGATGCGGATATTTTGACAGCGTCCGGAGTTGAGAAAAACGGAGCTGAAAAAACATACGATTACGCAAAACGTGTGTTGGGAGATTTTAAGACAAAAGCGGAAAGCGTTACCGGGTTGGAATCACAGATTGCAACATTGACAAAAGAGAAAACCCGTTTGGAAAAAGTAATTGCCGACGGTGGAGCAGATGCAGAAACCGCAAAGCAATTAAAGCAGGCAAAAGCAGATTTGGCAAACGTTACAACTCAATATACAGAGTTGAACAAAAAGTTTGAGGCAGAAAAAGAAAACCACGCCAAAGAGTTGTTCGGCATTAAGATAGACAACGAATTGCAAACAGCGTCCGCAGGGCTTAAATTTAAGGCAGGTTTGCCGGAAAGTGTAACAAAGGTTATTTTGCAGCAGGCTAACGATAAAATCAAGGGAATGAACCCGGAATATATCGACGATGGCAAAGGCGGCAAAATTTTGGCGTTTAAGGACGAAACCGGGGCGATTATGAGAAACCCGAACAATCAGTTAAACCCATTTACGCCGGGCGAGTTGTTAACCCGTGAATTGGACGCAATGGGAATAATTGACAAAGGACGCCAACAGCCGGGAGGCGGAACAATCCCGCCGGGAGGTAGAGGCGCAGGCGGTAGCGTAGTAATTGACGTTGCAGGATGCAAAACACGTGTTGAAGCATACGACGCAATTAGTAACAATCTGATGGCGCAGGGAATGACCGCAGGTTCCAAAGAGTTTGAGGATGCAATGGCGCAAGCATGGAAAGACAACAATATTGCAGCATTGCCGGAGAGATAAAACAACCACGGGTAAAGGGTAAACCCGCATTAATAACAATTTAAAATAAAACATTATGAGTTTAATTGCAACAAGATTACAGAATTGGCGAGTTCAGAACCCGGAATTTGACCGCAATATGACCCGCCCGTGTGAGTATGGCGCATTGGATTTCTTTATTGAGCAAACCAACGCCGCAAATTCCATTATTAACCCAAAGTTGAGGGAAAGGGCGTTTGCCTCAATGGGTAATACCGTGCAAATCCCGGTTATCAATTACGATGGCGATGTTACCGTTGGCAACGTCCGTTCATGTGTAATTGAGGACGACGAAAATACGTCCGCACTTTATACCGTTGTGTGGGCAACATACACAATCGGTTTTACTATGGTTCCGGCGGCTTATACGAACAATGAAATTTCGTATGAACACGACTTTTACCGTAAAATGGAAAAATATACACGTGCGTTGGCTGATGCGTTAGACAAAGGCGCAATTGCAGCGTTGGAAGCACAGAAAGCGCAGGTATTGAAAGACAAATTGAATTATGACTTTTCCGGTAACGTTATCAAGGTTAAAAAGGAAATGGCAACCGAAATTTTGGGCGACATTGACCCAATTATGAGAGCCAATTGTTACCCACGTACACCGCATATCGTATGTAATGCAGGAGTAGAAAGTTTGGTTCGCAAGTTGATGCAGCACGGAGCAAACAACGACGTAAACAAGCAGTTGGAATACGCAGGTAAGATATTCCATTACACAAATAACGTGACTAACGAAGCAAGTCAGAACGGAACATTCTTTGCCGTTGAAGATGGTAACGTTGGCGTTCTTACACGTGTTGACCGTGAAGCATTACGCCGTACACGTGCCAATTTCCATGAATGGGACGTTGTACGTTTGCCGATGATTGATTTGCCCGTTGGTTCACATTACTATACTTCGGTTGGCGACCAAAGTGCAACAGTAGGAGCAGCAACAGAGGATTTGACTTGCGCCGTTAAGGAGTATTTCGGATTTAGTGTTGATGTTGCCTTTTTGGTTGCTTATAACAGTGACCCAACAAAGGTTGCAAATCCGATTATCAAAGCGCAGATTGCAGCACGCGACCAAAATGAACCTTTGGGTATGCCTGTATATGTTACCAACGCCGCAGCATTTCCCGGCGCATAACATAAGGTAAAAGGATTGTATAACCGGGGGCGGGGTTTTCCCCCGTCCCTTTTTTTATTGCATTATGTATCGAATAAAAGACATACAAGCAGCATTATTGAACGTTGTCGGATGGGAGCAATCATACAATCCGCAAACTTATATTGATGAACGTTTGACACAAACGGAAAGCGGGTTGTACTTTCAAGGTGCGCACCCGCTTTTGACGTTAGAAAATATGCGTTCGATAATACCGGATGATTGGGGGCTACAATACCCGGATTGGAACGGGATTGCAAAATATAAAGCAGGGAATAAAGTCAAGCATAACGGTAATTATAGCATTGCAAAAGTTGATAATACCGGGCAAGAGCCAACAGCAGACGAAACCCCATATTGGAGACCATACGATATATTTTCCGATTTTTTGGAAAGGCTGACATTAAACGGAATATCAACCGTTGTTCAGACATTTACACAGATTAAGCAGTTGGAAAAAGAAACCCGGAATTTATTAGAAAGAAAAACGTTTTTTGATGGTTCCGGCAGAATCCGGGCTACAATTCAAAATACCCATAAATTAGTAGGATTTGAAATTGTTCCGGTTCGTAGTATGGGGGTAACAACCAAAATTGAGAAAATCGGGCTACAAATGACCGGAGCGACCGGAAAGGTAAGAATGTATTTATTTCATTCGTCGCAGATTGACCCGGTAAAAACATTCGATTTGGATTTTACCGTTACAAATGGCGGCTTTCAATGGTTCCCGTTGACCGATTGTTATTTGCCGTATATCAGCGACGCAAACAACGCCGGGGGTTCATGGTTTCTTTGCTATAATCAAGACGAATTACCCGCCGGGATGGAAGCAATAAACGTATCTAAGGATTGGAGCCGGGAGCCGTGCGGAACGTGCAACATTGGTTCCGTCGAAACATGGCGAGAAATGACAAAGTATTTGCAGGTTTCCCCGTTTAAAGTTGACGCCCCGGAAACATTCGAGCAATACCCGGAATTATGGGACGTGGCTTATACTATGTACACCAATACCCACAATTACGGGCTAAATTGCGAAATAACGGTTGGTTGCGATTTGACCGACTTTATTATTTCGCAACGGCAGATGTTCCAAACCGTTATTCAAAGGCAGGTTGCGGCAATAGGTTTGCGAACGTTAGCAATGAATCCCAACGTTAGGGTTAACCGCAATCAGTCAAACGCAAGCCGAACCGATATTCTTTATGAATTGGACGGCAATACGTCCGGAGTTCGTCCCGGTGGTTTAGGTTATGACTTGAAAAAGGCGTATGAGGCTTTGCGATTAGATACGCAGGGGTTAGACCGAATTTGTTTGAGTTGTAACAATAGGGGCGTAAGGTACAGAGCCGTTTAATATATAATTTCAAAAAAAAGTTGTATATAATTTAAAACAAAAATTGTAGAATTATGAGAGTAAGAGGATTTCAAGCGTATGTTATTGATGCGCAATACACTTATGATAAGTTGAAAAATGATATTGCAATTACTGAATCATGGTCGAGCATTTCCGGGAAATTGCCGCAAATTTTGGTCGTTGCAAATATTGTTGACGACGACGGCGCAGAATATCCGTCGCCAAAAGCAAAAGTAACCATTGATTCAACAAACGTTGAAAAAGCAATTCCACAAAGCGGTATTGTAATGTTAGATTTGTCAGCCGCAAAAGATAAGTACATGAACAACGATATTGTTATTAAAGTGTACAACAACACGCAGGAAAGCAGCGGGCAAACGCTGACAATTCAAGGAATGACAATTGAAAATGCAATGAGAGTTATTGATTTGCATTTGGCGTCAAAAGGGCAAACGGATTTGGCAAAATTGTTGCATTATTATCTATTTAAGTCAAGCACGCCGGGAACGCCCGGTCGTCCCGGGGCTGATGCGACAATTACCAGAGCAACCGCAACCGTGGATGCAAACACCGGAACCCCGGAAGTAACGGTATCATTGGGCGGCACCGCAAGCGCAAGAACATTTGCTTTTGCTTTTAAGAATCTGAAAGGGCAACCGGGTACACCCGGAACACCGGGCGCACCGGGAAAGAATGCAGTTTTGACCGCAGCCACAAAACAAGCTATTGGAGGCGTAAAAGCGGCAGCAAATATTACTAATTTGGGCGGAAGTGAAGAGTTAGCCGCCGTAATAGCTAAATTCAATGCACTATTGGCAGCATTGAGAACGTGCGGTATTCTTATTTAGTGATATGGGAAAAATTGACGACTTATTAAAACGGGTCGTTAAATTCAACGATGAATTAACGTCCGGGCGGTTAGTGCAAAAAATAATATGGGACAACGAGGCGTATATAATAGATATGAACGCCGAGGAACAATTGTTTGAACAAGGCGTTAACCGTTTGGGCGTTTCAATCATGGATTACGCCCCGTATAGCCCGGTAACAATTGCAATCAAAGAGGCAAAGGGACAGCCTACAAACCGGGTAACGTTAAGGGATGAGGGCGATTTTCAAAGTAGCTTTTATTTGGAAGTTGGCGACAAACAATTTGAAATTAAGGCGGCGGATTGGAAAACCGAGGAATTAATAAAAAAGTATGGACGCCAAATTTTAGGTTTAACGGACGAAAATATTAAAATCCTTATATGGCATTATATTTTCCCGGATTTAATAACAGAGGCAAAAAAAACGATATATGGCAGCGAATAACAAAGCCCCGGTAATTGCGAACCCGGAATTATTAGACAGAATCATTGGAAATATACAAACCGGATTGGTTGATAATTTACCGTGGTTGGACAAAGCATTTGGACGGGCTGAAAGACTTGTTAAATATGACGGGAACCGGAAACGTTATTTTACCCCGTGCGTTTATGTAGGGCGAAACGATTATATAGAAGTAACCCCGGATGCAAATATTGGGAATTTTTCGTTTTTTTGGATTGACGACCCGCAGGACGTTAGTTGGGAATCCGGCGTTTCAATAGGGCTAAAAACCTCGTTTTCCCTTATCTTTTGGTTTGATTTCCGGAAGATATTCAACGATGCGAGCGACCGGAACAAAGAAGCAGTTAAGCGGCAAATATTGGACGTGTTGAACGGAGGCTTTTGGCTGAAACATGGGCGTTTGAAAATAACAAAGGTTTATGAGTTGGCGGAAAATATTTACCGGGGTTTTTCTTTGGACGAAATAGACAACCAATTTTTAATGCACCCGTACGGCGGGTTCCGGTTCTATGGAGAATTAAGTATTGGAGAATCATGTAAATTGTAAGATTATGAAAGAATTTATTTTTTACGTTATATTGGTCGCAATGTTGGCGGCTTTTGTGCTTACATTATTGCGCAAATGGGGCGTTATTGAATGGGTACAAGTTCACGGGAACGATTTCTTTGCAAAGATGTTTAGTTGCGATTTCTGTTTGTCGTGGTGGGCGGGCGTTTTGATTTGTTTCTTTGCGTTGATATTTACCGGGAACCTCTCATTTTTGGGCGTTCCCTTTTGTAGTACAATGATAACACGTGTTTTATTATGAAGAATGTACAAATAAAAGGAATGAACGTTGAGTTGTATGATAGTATAGACGAATTGCCGATGTTGCGTTTCCACAAGTATAACAAAATGCTTTTGGTTGACGCCGGGGTTGGTTCTGATTTATCGGATTTTGACCGACATATTGAAAAGGTAATACGTTATTTGAACAGCCCAACGCCAAACATGGCAACCGTTGAGTTGGAAAATATGCGCCAAAACATATATTTCATTCAATCCGAGGTTTCCCCCCGGCATTTGGCTTTTGCCGTGTTGGTTAAATCAATAAATGGTAAACCCCGAAATGATTTGTCAGATGATGGATTGCAACAAACAATGAGTCTTTTTAAAGACGTTGCAAATTCAGAGATAACCGCCCATTTGGAAGCGGTTAAAAAAAAAATAGACGATGAATTGCGTTTGTATTTTCCCCGGTTGTTCGATGATGCGACATTGAAAGAGTATTACGATAAATTGAAACAAAGAACGATTGTTGTATTACGCACAATAATAGACGGTCGGGCAACCGAGGCGGACGCAAAAGAGATTGACGACATTACGGCGGAGTTGATAACCTATTTCAACCCGCAGACGTTTACCGGGTCGGAAAGCGTGGAAATTAGGCATGACAGACAATTTGAAAATATGTGTTTGATATTGTCCCAAAATTTGCATGTTGACCCAAAGGAATTTACCGTTTTGGAATATTACAACGCATTTGAGTATATCAAGGAACAAGCCAAAAAAGCAAACAAGCAAAAAAAGGTAAAATAAGGCGATTTCCGGCGTTTTTATTTTTAGGCGATAAATTACACACTTGAGAAAAGAAAATGCAACAGACGGGGGAATTTCCCGTAAATAACTTAACAATCGGCGTATGGCAGATAATAACAACCCAATCAAATATTCGGATTTAATAAGCCCGGATAATTCGATTACAGATTTGATAAAACAATTGGATGAACTTTCGGACACATATACAAATGCGCTGAAAAATATCAAAGCCGAAGCAATACAATTGGCGGAGATTCTGAAAAAGGTTTCTGGCGCAACGGAGGACGGGCGAAAGACAACCAAAAAAGCCGCAGACGATGCGGAACGTTTGGCACGTGCGCAACGTGATTTGGCGTTTGCAGAAAGCGAGAACGCCAAAAAGTTAGCCGAGTTAAAATTGGCACAGCAGGAAGCGAACCAAATTAATAAACTGATTGTGAAAATAAATCAATCCGCCGAGGGTAGTTATAACCGTTTATCGGCGCAATATTCATTGAATAAGATTTATTTAAACAACATGACTAAAGCCGAACGGGAAAACACCGAGGAGGGGCGAAAATTGGTTGCACAAACCAAAGAAATATACGAAGAAATGAAACGTTTGCAGGAAGCAACCGGGAAATTTCAATTGAACGTCGGAAATTATACGGAGGCGTCCGACGCAATTATTGCGTATGGCGACAAATTAAAAGAAACGTTAGGTTTAAATAGCGCATTTGGCGAAAGTCTTTTGGCGTTAGGACGTGGCGGGGCTGAAAGTAAAGCAGTTTTTACAGCTATTGGCGACGGGGCAAAAGCATTGGGAAAAACTTTGTTGGGACTACTTTCAAACCCGGTATTTTTGGCGATTGCCGGAATTGCGGCGGCGGGTGCGGCGTTCAAATGGTGGTACGATTATAACGCCGGGTTAGTAGAGGCAACGAGATTGACGCAACAATTTACCGGGAAAAGTGGCGATGATTTGAAAGCGTTTAGAAATGAGGTGCAAGCCGTCGCAGATTCGTTCGGCGCAGATTTCCGGGAAACATTGATTGCAACAAACGCATTATCAAAACAATTTGGTATTTCTGCAAATGAGGCATTGCAGTTGGTTAAGGATGGTTTTTTGTCCGGAGCCGATGCGAACGGGGAATTTTTAGACACGTTGAAAGAATACCCGGCATATTTCAAAGAGGCTGGAATATCAGCAGACCAATTTGTTGCGATTGTAGCCCAAACAAACAAAATGGGTATCTTTTCGGACAAAGGCGTTGACGCAATTAAGGAGGCAAATTTGCGTTTGCGTGAAATGACGACGGCGACGGCGGCGGCTTTGGACGGTATCGGTATTTCGTCGGAACAAGTTCAAAAAGATTTGCAGACCGGAACCAAAACAACGTTCGATGTTATACAAGACGTTTCCGCAAAATTGGCAGAATTGCCGGATAATGCGGCAACGGTCGGGGCTGCAATTGCAGATATATTCGGGGGTCCCGGAGAGGACGCCGGATTGCAGTATTTGCGCACGTTGAAAGATATTTCAACAAACATGGATGAAGTAAAAGGGAAAGCCGGAGTTTTGGCGCAATTGCAGGAGGAACAATTGCAAAGCCAAATTGAGTTGCAAAACGCATTATCCGGGTTGTTTGACGCAACCGGAGGGAATTTTGAAACGTTGACAACGCAGGCAAAAGTTTTTGTTAACCAAGGATTGACGGCGATAATAAAAGGGGTTATTGATGTTGTCAATTACTTGATTGAGTTATACAATGAAAGTGTTTTGATACGTGCCATTTGGAACGGTATAGTTGCCGGATTTAAAACCACATTTGACACGTTGGGAAATTTGTTTGGATTCTTTATTGATATTGTCAAAGCAACCGGAACCGCATTAAAGGGAGCGTTTACGTTGGATTTTGACGACGTTAAAAAAGGGTTGTCAGATTATGCAGCAGCGTACGGAAATTTGGTTAAAGCCCAAGTTAAAGACATAACAGAAAATTTCCAAGAGGGTTTGGATGGTATGCAAAAGAAAATAAAACCGTTAACAATCCCGGTTTCTGTTGGAGATACCCCGACGCCACAAACAGACAATAAGCCCGTAACGACACAGAACCCAACCGTAAAGCCAAGTGGTAAAAGCGATGCGGAAAAGGCAGCAGAACAGCAAGCAAAACAAATTGAGGCGGCATACAAAAAGAATTTGGAAGCAACCCGAAAATTGCAGGATGCACAATTGCAGTTGGAAACCGACGAATGGGCAAAGCGTCGCCAACAAACGCAATATCAGTATTCCCGCCAAATTGAGGATTTACAACACCAATTGCAGACCGAAAAGGATTTGAACGAAACCGGACGCCAAGCGATAAACGCCACAATTACGGCGTTGGAACAGCAACAAACCGAGGCATTATTGAAAATCGAACAAGACCGACAATTGCAGGAATTGGCGTTGCAGAAAGAAAGCATTGAATTACGTTTGCAAGCAGTCAAAAAGGGAAGCGAGCAGGAAAGACAATTGCGGATGCAGTTGTTGGAAAACGAAAGACAAACCGCATTATTACAGAACCAACAGAAACCGACCGGGCAACAGCAAGACGCTGGGGCGATTAATGCAAGTTTTGACGCAAAGGGAGCCGGAATTGCGGACGAATATTTGCAAGCGCAATTACAGATATTCGACCAACAACAAGCGTTGGCACAATCGGAGTTTGATTTGTTGAGAAATTCAGAAGCCCGGAAAACTCAATTCCGTTTGCAAGCAGAAAAGGAACGTTTGCAAAAGGTTTTAGAATTAAATCAGCAAGCCGCCAATAAATTGTCTGATGTTGAGGTACAAACAATTCAAAACACTATTAAAAAAATAGACCAAGAAATTGAACAATCCAAAGGGGAGGAACGAGGAACAGACATTTACGGTTTGTTTGGGCTTAATTTGGACGACGACCAAAAAGAGGCAATTAATACGTCTATGCAATACGCATTGGATGCGTTAAATACATTCACGGCGGCACGTGTTGCCGCAGCAGATGCAGCCGTTGAGCAAGCGGATAAAGAGGTTTCCGCCGCACAATCGGCGTTGGATGCAGAATTGGAAGCAAGGGCAAACGGGTACGCCAATAATGTTGTACAAGCGCAAAAGGAGTTGGATTTGGCAAAGAAAAACCAAGAAAAAGCATTGAAAGAACAACAGAAAGCGCAAAAACAGCAGGCAGCAATACAAACATTGCAGCAAATCGGAAACATGGTAACAGCAACGGCGTTGATATGGTCGCAATTAGGTTTCCCGCTTGCAATACCTGCAATTGCCGTAATGTGGGCGAGTTTTGCAGCGTCTAAAATCAAGGCGGCGCAATTGGCAAAACAGACCGGAGAAACCGGAGGAACAGAAACATACGGCGACGGTACCGTTGAACTTTTGGAGGGCGGTTCGCACCAAAGCGGAAATGATATTGATTTAGGAACGAAACCGGACGGAACCCGCCGACGTGCCGAGGGAGGCGAATTTTTCGCCGTGATAAATAAACGAAGTTCACGCCGTTTCAGAAAGATAATACCGGACGTTATCAATTCGCTAAACAATGGTACATTTGCACACAAGTATTTAAAATCCTATTCAGACGGAGACGGTTTGACGTTAAACGTTACCGGACAAAGCCCGGATTTACGCAATTTGTCGGATGATGTAAGGGAAATTAAGGAACAGAACCGACGACGGGTTTACGTGGATGGCGACGGAAATACGATTGAAAGTTACAAGAATTTGGAACGTAAAATAAAAAGACTATGACACCAAAATATAGATTCTTTTTGCAGATAGGGGAGGACGGAACCAAACAAACCGTCTGCCCCAATTATAAGGATGATTTAACGTTGGATTATGAGTTGGAAACAAAGCAAAGGTTTTACCGGGCTAAATTGTCCGGTAAAATAAACTTTGTCCGTGCTGATTACGATATTATCAATAACGCCCCGTTTGATTCTGAATTTTTCCTATATATCGAAAAAAGCGATGATTGGGGACAAACATACAATCAATACTATAAAGCAAAGTTTATGAAAACGGATTGTACGTTTAATGATGATGATAAATTGGTTACGGTACAGCCGGAAACAATAGACCAATACAACGACGTTTTGGCAGGATTGGAAAAGGAATACAATTTAATTGAGTTGGCCCCACAAATCGAATTTCTTACAATAAGAAAACGCCCATTGATACAAATATACGTTCCCGGAGATAGTACTGTTTCGTGCTTTTTGGGCGGCACGAATTGGGAACAAGACGCAAACGCCACGACCGACCAAAACGCACTAATACAAACCTATCATTTTGCACTATGTAATATTTTGAAAGAAATACAAATTACGTCGCACGGTTCCCCGGCGGTAATATCCGGGCTTTATACCGGGCGAATGGCGACGGGTGCAAGTGCAAACGTTTTCGAGGGAAAATTATACCCGGAATTAAACGTAAATTATTATATCTATATTACGCAACAAAGAATTGACGGTTTACCGTTTGGGGCTGTTGTGGTCGAGATACGCAAACAATCCGATGATACGGCAATGTTTCGTTATATAAAGTCTACAACGTCGCCTTTTGATACATTGGAGTTTGATTTAACCGCTGTTGAGGGTTCCGGAGCAACGGGTACGATGCACGCCGATATGAAAAGTTATAATATATACGCCCGATATTTGGTTGATGTTGATAAAATAGACGATTTAGATACATACCCGTTGTCGTCCGATGATATTGTAGATAATAATAGAAATTACCGCCGGGCAATTGGTTACGCAATCGACGTGGCATTTATATCTAATAATTTTTCAGATACGCCGACCGAGTGGGGATTAGCCGACAGTGGAAAGTATTTTGAGCCGCCTTATTCCATATATGGACAAACGTTTTATCCAATCGCCCGGTCAACGTGGCGTTATGCGTCGTTATGGTTTGGGTTTTATCTGATGGATTGGATATTAGAGAAAAAAGCCCGAAAAGCATATACTTTGCGTGATGCGTTTACGTTATCGTCATGTATCAATGTATTGTTAAAAGAATTTGCCCCCAGAGTAACGCATGAAGCGACGCCGGAATACAGCCAATTTCTTTATAACAAAAACAATCCTATTTCCGGGCAGTCATTTAAGTTGCTAATAAGTCAGAAAAGTAATATCATTAATGGCGAATATAAAACCCCGGCGCAAAAAGCCCCGATTACATTACAACAGATTATGACGATGTTACGGGATATTTACAAATGTTATTGGTATATTGAGGACGGAAAATTTAAGATTGAACAAGTAAGTTGGTTTAGAAATGGCGGTTCGTATGGATATAACCCGATTATTGATTATGATTTAACACAATTAGAAAGCGTTAGGAACGGCAAAAAATTAGCTTTTGCAACGTCTGAATATTCATTTGACAAAGTAGAAATGCCGGAACGTTATCAATTTGAGTGGATGGATGATGTAACAACACCATTTGAGGGTTTGCCAATAGAAATTACGTCAAAATATGTAACAGCCGGGAAAATAGAAGAAATAAACATTTCAAATTTTACGTCTGATATAGATTTGATGTTGTTAAACCCCGGCGCAATTAGTGCGGACGGATTCGCATTGTTTGCGGCGGTTACACCGTCCGGCGGCGGACAATTGGAATTACCATTTACAAGACAAACCGTTGAAAATGTAGAATACTATTTACAGAACGGTTATTTAGCATTTATCAACATACAACCGACATATTGGGTTTATGATATGCCCGCCCGTAATTTTAAAATAAACAATGCGCAAAGATATGCGATGGGAGGAATAGAACGAAAGAAAAAACAAACATTGAAATTCCCGGCAGGAGCCACAGACCCAAATCCGATGCAGTTAGTTAAAACATATATTGGTAACGGTCAAGTTGATAAACTTTCAGTAAATTTGTGTAGTAGAAATATTAAAGCAACGTTGAAATATGATACAGAATAACAATATAAGCGTATTACCGTGGTACACGTCAATAAATGAACAGAACCACAGAAAAAGTTACGCATACGGCGCAATTTACCCGTTATTTGCCCCGGCTGATAGATTGTTACCGTTTCAGATAATAAGAAACACACGTTCAAACAATGTTACGTCAGTGGTATTGTATGAAAAGACCGGAAAGCAAGTTGCAAACATAACAACGTATATGAAAGAAACCGGATTGCAGATTGTCCGGTTTCAAACGTTGGGTTATGATGTTATATTATACCCGTCAATATTACCCATGCCATTAAATCAGTTGGACGGAATATATTATATGACGTTATCGGATGGCGTGCAAACGTGGTATTCTGAAATGTTCACGGTCGTACAAGATGTTTCCGGTTACTTGAAAATACAATGGTGGGACATTGAAAATTTGGTATTTGACGCCGGGCAAATAGTATATAAAAACCCGGATTTCAAAAATACGTTGTACCTTTGTACAGAGTTGGGAAAACCGGATTATGAATTTGAAGAAGATGGCGAAGAACGGGACGGTTATTTTTTCCCGGAAAAACAAATATCCGTAAAAACGTTTAAATGTACGATATTGGCACCGGAGTTCCTTTGCGACGTAATGAGATTTATCCGCATGGCTGATTACATTCACATAACAGATAAATACGGCAGGGAATACGATTGCGACACGTTTCTAATTACCCCAAAATGGCAGACGCAGGGAGATTTGGCGAGCGTGGAAATTGAATTTAAAACAAATACCGTCGTCAAGAAAATAGGACGTGGATATATAATAGCAAACAAAGGAGATTTCAACGGAGATTTCAATAATGATTTTAAAACTCAGTAAAAATGGCAAATTACGAAACCTTAAAAAAATCAGTAAAGCAGGTTATTAAATCTAATGGTAATCAAGCAATAACCGGGCAGGTTTTGCAAAATACTTTACTTTCAATTATTAGTTCAGTTGGTGTAAATTATCAGTTCGTAGGAATAGCAACACCAGCTACAACCCCCGGAACTTCGGACGGTAATGTATTTTATATTGCCGGAGAGGGAACATATACTAATTTTTCAAACTTAAAAATTGATACCGGACAGTTGGGTATATTAAAATGGAACGGTATATGGAGTAAAGAAGTGTTAAAATTTAATATTGATGAAATACCTACAGAAGGTAGTATTAACCCGGTAACAAGCAGAGGAATACGCCGTGCATTAGATGTTCAGAAAGAAGATGTAGATAAGGCTAAAGAAGATGCAATAAAAGCAATAGATGAAAGAGAAAACTCTGCTCTTTTAAATTTTAGTTCTCAGCGAGTTACACCGGAGATGTTGTCTGAAAGTACAAAACAACTTATAGAAGCAAGTGGAGGAGGAACTATAACAAATTTAGCTGATGATGAGGATTTGGAAAGTATAGATGATGGAACGGGTTCAAAAGTATTGAAATTAAAAAACAAAGTATATAATCCTCTTAATTTTAGTGGTTTAGGTTATTGTATCTTGCGTAAGAATATTTCTGATGGTAAGAATATTCTTACACAAGATATAATTAATGAGCCTAATACAATTTATGAAATACGTTACGATTATGATTTGAATGGAGCGACAGTTACCATTCCCGATAATTGCTCTATTTATTTTAAAGGAGGAAGTATAAAAAATGGGAAAATAGTTTTTAGTAATACATTATTATTTGGTGATATATGCATGAGGAATACTTTCCCTACTGGTAAAATTTTAAATAATGATATAGAGACAAAATGGTTTGTTGATGGAGACGAGGATAATGTTTCGGAAATACTAAACAGTGTTATTGAAACAAACGACAGTATAGTGTTTTCTAATAAAATTATTTATAATTTGAATCCAACAGGCTCATATACTCATATTAATACAGGTAGATATTGCATCTTATGTGGAAATAATAAGCGTATAAGGTTTGAAAAAAATTGTATTATAAATGCTGAACATTCGGTTTTGTATGTAAAAGGAGATAACTCCATAATAGAAGGCTTTTATAAAAAGTGGGATTCTACTCCTACAACGGGGAAACTGTACACTATTGCAGGAATAGTAGTAAATGGTTCTAATAATATCATACGAAATTGTACAGTCATAAATGGAAAGCATGGTATTGTTATGTTCTTTTCTTCTTCGTCCAAAATAGAAAGTTGTCATTTTGAATCCACAGACCATAAAGGTGCAGCTAGTTGTCACATAGCGGGTTCTAGTAAAATATTTGTTATTAATTGTACTATGCTTGGAGGTAAAGATGGAAATGTAAATCTTTACGGAGAATGTAGTGATTGTGAAATAGCAGGGTGTACCATTGGACTTTCCGAACAAAATGTTGTTATTGAATCTTCTTATAATTGTAAAATTAATAACTGTAATATATATGGTGGAGGCGCTTATGATAATGGTTTTATTGGTGCTATAATAAATCGTTCCTTTAATTGTTCTATTGAAAACTGCAATATTTATAAACTGCATTATGCTATATTTGTTAGAGAAACAGATATTCCAAAAAATATAACTGGATATCCTTGTGAATGTATTAGTATACAAAATAATAAAATATCTGATATTTCTCCTGTTGAAGGTGACTTTCCTGATTCTAGAGCTATAGCTTGCATGTATTTTAAAAACTTGTTAATTAGTGGTAATACATTTTATAGATGTAATGTTGAAGGTTCTGATATATATATTGATAAACATTGGGAAGAAGAAGCTCCTAAAGGAGCTAATTCTGAAAGTGTGGTTATAACAAACAATATTTTTCATAAAAACTCATACGAGTTCGGTAAAGGATATTTTACAAATCAAAAACCTGCTATTTTTGTAAATGCTGGAGGTAAGGTTGTCGTGTCTAACAATTCATGTATTTCAGATAATGTTTGTGACTATTTTCTAAAAGCAAATGTTTCTAAACTTATAGTGCAGGGTAATATAAATAATTCTTCAGTTGAAGCAGGGTCTATAAAATTTATAGAATTATTAAAAGATTGCGATACATTAAATGTTTCTAATAATATTTGGGAAGGAAGCCCTATTGCTTATACGTCTTTTATTAAGACTGTGGGTTCTATAAAAAATGCAATAGTTACAAATAATCGTTTTGATTGTTTTTCTAACTTAGGTTCTGTTCCTGATTTTTTTTCTGGAGATGATATTGAATTCTGTCAGTTTATTGGAAATAGTTGGAGGGGTGGTAATTTTATTATATGTTCTAATTTTAGAAATTCTATTGTTTCTTTAAATGTATGGAATACTGCTTTTCCGAAGCCTTATTATATAACAGGAGAAATTAAAAATATTGCCCAATATTTAAATATAAAACACAAAGATAATACTGAAGAGACATTTTACCCTTCTCTTGTTGATGGAATTAGTTTAATAAAAGAAACATATCAAGGGTATCAGTATTTTGACACAAAGGAAAATATACAGAAAATAATGGTTGATAATAGATTTGTTGGCTTTGATGGCTTTGATGCAAAAAGACGAACCGGAAATACCTCTGAAAGACCTACAGGTATAATTAAGGGATTTCAGTATTATGATAATCAAATTAATAAGCCTATTTGGTGGGATGGTGTAAAATGGGTTGACTCTAACGGTAGTCAAGTGTAAAAAGCACAATTCTATCATTAGTTATTTGTTTTAGAATTATACTGTAAAATAATAAATAGAAAAATTAAGTTTAACCCGGTGCGGAGCAATCCGCACCACAATTTAAAAACCGATGGAAAAGTATTTTTGTTTTATTCAGCACGACATGAAAGTTTGTTTGATAATAATCTTTGTATGTTGTGTTTTTGTAGTATTTGCGACATTCTTTGATTTTTGGACGGCATACGAAGCCGTGAAAGCGAGAAAAGAAAAATTAAGCAGCCACCCGATGCGGAAAACCGGGCAAAAAATCATAGACTATTTGCGTTTAGTTTTATACGTATTGATGATTGATGTTTTGGGGCTTATGGCTTTTCCTTTTTACAGTATTCCATTTTTTGTTGTATTACTGACATTGGGTATTCTATTAAGGGAGGGTTGGAGCATGAAAGAGAATTACGAACTCAAACAAAGCAATGCAGTTGAGGCAATAGATATGGCGGCGGAAATAGTCAAGTGTATAACGAAAGAAGAAGCCGAAAAGCTAATAAAGGCGATTAATGATAAACATAGTATTGACAAGAAAAAATTCAAATGATTATGGCACAATTAAAGCAATTATCAGCAGGCAGTAGCCAAATTATTATGATGATGTTCCGGGATAAGAACAACGCCCCAATTAAGGCGGATTCCGTACACGTCAAAGGTTCGATTTTTACCGGAAGCGGTAAGCCGTTTGAATTTGAGGTAAACAAAGGGGTTTGCACCAATTGTAAGATTCAGAACGATATGTTGTTGTTTAATATCGTTCCTTTGTTGGGATTGGGACAAATGCAGGTTTATACACAAACTTTTTTGGGCGACACGAAAGCAATAACCGGAACATACATTTCGGAAAACCAACAGAAATTAGGGGTTGAAGTTGTAAACAAAGGAACATTCCTTTCTGATAGGCAGGGCGCAATGTGGGTTGATGTATATTTACCGATTGAAATAAACACAGCCGCACAAATCCCGTGGGTTCCCGCCGGAGCGGACGAACAATGGATAAAAGACTATTTGGATAAGTACGTTACAACCCCGGCATTTGCGGCAACATTAGCGGCATTGGGAGGCGCAAGCAAAGACCTTTCAAATGTTGATTTAAAAGACTTTGAGGACAAAGGGAAACAAGCGAATTTCGCACAAAACGACCTTGAAGATGTAGATTTGAAGAAGTTGCAGGAAAAGGGAAATGATGCAGGGTTGGCAAATAATGATTTGTCAAACATTCCGCTAAATATTTTCAACCGATTTGTAAGGCAGTCAGCAGCATATCAGAAATTAGCCAATATGCCGCACCCGGCAACGCAAGGTAAGACAGACGAACAGATAAAGGCGTTGTTCTATGCTAACAGATTTGAGGAACAACAAGGCGTTAACCTTTCGCAAGACCCGTACAATAAGGCGACATTGAGGTATTGAAGTCATTCCGGGGTAGTCTTTCCTATTCGCTTAACATCTTCAATGAACAAGCAACCGACAGCAGTGTTACAATATGGTTGGCAAGGGTGGAAAAAGACGGAACATTCACAAAGATTGCGGACAGCGAAATGGTTGTTTCCGTTTCGGCAAATACCACGCCGTCGGTTATTAACGAAGTAACAAAGCCCGCATTTGTGCATAATTTCAGAAAGGGCGAAAGTTACCGATGGTTCGCAAGGGCAGACAAAACAGACGGGGCATATATTCAATGTAATAGTGGCAGCCATATCCCAATGACTGAAATTATCATTGATGTTGAGTATTACACAGAGATTCCCGAAGATATTTTGAGGGAAAACGGAGTTGCGAAAATTAAACTAATGAACGGTGCTAATGAAGTGAAAGACCCGGAAAATTACACAATTCAAATTGATGTAAAAACCGGAGCCGTAACAATAAAGAAAAAGTAAAATCACGGTGGGGGGTACAAACAGCCCCCCCCACCAATTAAAATTTTAATTTATGAGAAAGATTGAAAGAATTTTTATTCATTGCACAGCGAGCCACCAAACGGCGACAATTGACGATATTAAGAACGAGTTCAAAAGAAAAGGTTGGAAAAACCCCGGTTATCATTATGTAATTGACCCCGGCGGCGGAATCCACCAATTGTTAGACGAAAACGAAGTAAGTAACGGGGTATATGGTTACAATAAAACGTCCGTGAATGTGGCATATATTGGCGGTATTGACGAAAATTGCAAAGCAATAGACAATCGTACTGACGAACAAAAAAAGTCGCTTAAATCACTTGTTTTGCAGTTGAAAGAAAAATACCCGGATGCGGAAGTTTTGGGACACCGAGATATTAGCCCGGACAAAAACGGAAATGGGATTGTTGACCCGTGGGAACGTATCAAGGAATGCCCGTGTTTTAATGTAAAAGATGAATACAGATGAAAAAGTATTTGATTTGGGCGGCAATTGCGATGGTGGTTGCCGCCGTTGCGACAATTTGGGTGCAACGAACGAAAATTGAAAAATTGAGGGACGAACGGAACAGATACCGGGGAAATACAGAAACATTGTTGCAGGACGTCGAAACGTACAAAACAAAGGATAGTTTGAACGCCGCCAAAGTTGGAGTTTTGGAGCTGAAATTGTCGGAGTTTGAACGATACCGGGCGAGCGATGCGGAGTTGATAAAGACGTTGCAGACAAAGAACCGGGAGTTGGAAGCCGTTACAACGGCACAAATGGAAACAATAACCAAATTGCGGGGAACCGTCCGGGACAGCATTGTATATTTGCCCGGAGATACGGTTACGACCGTTGTACGTTGTATTGAGTATTCCGACAAATGGGTTGACTTTGACGGATGTATTATAAATAATACTTTTTCGGGCAAAATTATAACACGGGATAGCCTTTTAATAACGGAAACTGTGCAATATAAGCGTTGGTTAGGTTTTTTATGGAAAACAAAACGGATAAAAAATCGTGAATTTGACATTGTTTCAAAAAATCCACATACAAAAATTACCGGATTTGAGGTTATAACAATCGAAAAATAACTATATTTGCGGCAAACGGGGATAGTTCGGAGTAGCTACCGGATGAAAAAAGATGCAACCACTTTTCCCCGTTTCCCTTTTTTGGTTGCTTACTTAAATGGTTGTATAATGGAAATTTGGAAAGATGTACCCGGATATATAGGGTTGTATAAAGTGAGTAATTATGGGCGTATAAAATCCGTTAAGAAACAATTAGTTTTGAAAACATGTGGTTCCGGGAATAGATATAAAACCGTTGCTTTATGTAATGGGATGCGCAAAACGTTTCGAGTACATAGATTAGTTGCGGCGGCTTTTATCCCCAATCCCGAAAACAAACCATGTGTTGACCATATCGACGGCGACCGAGCCAATAACCATGCGGACAATTTGCGTTGGGTTACATATTTGGAAAACAATAATAATCCTATTACGAAAAAGCGATTGAGCGAAAATAACGCAAAAAATATGCAAGGTAAAGAGGGCGTATTGCATCCAAATTCAAAACCTGTTAGAATGATGAAAAACGGGGTTTGTCTTAAAATATACCAATCTATACATTTAGCCAAAAAGGACGGGTTTAACGATACACTAATAATCCGATGTTGTAAAGGGCGTATGAAAAAACATAAGGGTTATAATTGGGAATACATATAATAGGCGTAACAAGGGATTGTAACCAAGCGTTGCAACCCCGTTTTTGTTTTTGCCCGTTTTTAGCCCCGTGGCGGGCTTTTCTTTCCCGGATGGATAAATTACACGTTTCGCCCGAAAAAGTGGCTTAAATCGAAAATTCGCCCAAAATAACTATCTTTTGAACCAAAAACAGAAATTTTTATAAAATCAACATAAAATAAAAAGAAATTCTTTTGGTATTTAAAATAAAGGTTGTATATTTGCATTGTCAAACAACGAAAGACCCCACAGTCTAACCAAAATGCAAAAAGACTGTTGAAA